ACCAAACTTCTTCTACCTCGTCTATCACCCTGCCAGTAAGCGGCACACAAACAGTTACTATTGGAACTGGTTTACAGTATTCGGTTCAACAATCTACAATTGTTGCCAACTCAACATCCGCTTATTTTATTGGTGATGTTGTTTCTTACAATTCTGGCACAGGCGTGCTGACGCTTAATGTCACCAAGACTGTAGGCACTGGCACATTTACTTCATGGACAGTTAACCTTGATGGTGCAGTCGGTGCAATAGGCTTTACAGGCCCTACAGGGCCTACAGGAGCCGCTGGAAACACTGGTGCTACAGGAAATACTGGAGCAGTCGGCAATACAGGCGCACAGGGCAGTACAGGCTTTACAGGTCCAACTGGTGCTGTTGGCAATACGGGTGCCACGGGAAATACGGGAGCAACTGGCAACACTGGTTCACAGGGAAATACAGGCCCAACTGGCTCTACAGGATTAACAGGTAACACTGGTGCTACAGGTAATACAGGAAGCGTAGGTAATACAGGTGCAACAGGTAATACTGGCGCTGTTGGTAATACTGGTGCCACTGGTGCCATTGGCTCTACTGGCAGCACAGGCCCTACAGGCCCAACGGGTGCCACAGGCAACACAGGAGCAACAGGTACAGGTTACTCAGGAGTAGCATCACTTACTACCGTAACCATCGGTACAGGCTCACAAACATTTACCTTTGCAGGCTCTTATCAAGGTGCATTTATCGTCGGTATGCGCATTCGCGCTATTTACCCAGTGTCACCAACAAACTGGATGGAAGGTGTTATCACTTCCATTAATACTACAACCCTTGTCATGACGGTTGATACAACTAGCGGTTCTGGTGGATACAACATCTGGAATTTTGCAGTTGCTGGTTTGATTGGTATTACTGGACCGACGGGAGCAGCGGGTGCCACAGGCGCAACGGGAAGCACAGGATCTAACGGCAACACAGGAGCAACTGGTTCAACAGGCAACACAGGACCTACTGGAGCGACTGGCCAAACTGGGCCGACAGGACCAGCGGGAACTACTGGCAGCAATGGAGCGACTGGCGCGACAGGGGCTACTGGTGCAACGGGACAGACTGGCGCTACAGGAAGTACAGGTGCTACTGGAGCAGCCGCAATAGCAAATCTTCAAGACATTTTAATGCTTGGCGGTATGTGATAAGATTGCGCTATGGTCAAGATAGCAACCTACTCAATATGTAAGAACGAATCTAAGCATATCCTACGGTGGGTTGAGGCAACGAAAGATGCCGACTATCGCATAGTAGTAGATACTGGATCTACCGATGGTAGCCAAGATATGCTACGAGCATTGGGTGTAACTGTTCATCAGATTCACCTTAACCCATTTCGCTTTGATGTGGCTCGTAACACAGCCTTATCACTCGTACCAGAGGATGCCGATGTCTGTCTTATCTTGGATATGGACGAAGTGCCAGAACCGACTTTCTTCAAAAAGGTCAGGAAAAAATGGATACCAGGTTCACATCTTGGCTGGATCAGCATGGATACTGGGCAAAAATGGGAGAGGGACAGGCTTCACTCAAGGTTCGGTTGGTACTGGAAATATCCATGCCACGAAGTGCAATTGTGGTACGGGGAAGGCAGTACACGAGATTGCGATATCCGCAATGCCGTCATCCAACACCTACCAGACAATAGTAAATCCAGAGGACAATATCTAACGCTGCTAGAAATGGCAGTCAAAGAAAATCCTCAAGATCCACGCATGTGGACATATATGACTCGTGAGTATTACTTCCACCATAGATGGCAAGATGTTATTGACTCAGCGGAGAAACAAATACCGCTCAATGGTTGGGATGTAGAACAAGCCGCTGTCTGCCGATGGGCAGGTGAGGCTTGCCACCAACTGGGCTTGCATGAACAAGCCACCGCTTGGTATGACAAAGGCGTACAACTTCTTCCCCGTGAAGGCGAATCGTGGTATGGCGTAGCAATTGACGCATATCGTCGTGAGGATTGGACAAGGTGTTTAGATGCTTCTATTAACGCTTTGGAACGTCCTCGCTCCGTCCATTACTGCTACGAATCAGCGGTATGGGACTGGAAAGCCTATGACCTTGCATCAATCGCTGCTTACAACCTCAAGCATATTGACGAAGCAATAGTCTTTGCCGAGCAAGCCGTAAAGGGCAATGGCGAAGAAACAGAGCGTATCCAACGCAACCTTAACTTCTTTAGACAGGTGAAGAATGCCACATCAACACACAGTAAAAATCCTTGACTGGGGCTTAGACGCTAATTACGACTCAGTACCAATCAAGTACGGTTGCACCAAGTGCGACGATGTATTTACAGAAATTCCCAAGTACGAAGAAGAACCATCTGAACATTCCAAACATACAGAATATGTAGATGGCTGCTTTGGCTGCAAGGCCAAGACGCTAGAACTTTCCACAGGTGATGCCGCAAGCAATAAAGGCATGTCAACCAAGAAGTGGAATGCAGAACTAGATGCTTATGCAGATGCTCGTTCACAAGGCATCCAACCTGCAGGTACAACCATGAAGGCTGTAGCAGAGGCTAAAGAAGCCAGCGACAAACTAGGCACAGCATTTGATGCAGGCACTATGCCAGCAGCAGCAAAGATTACCAAGCAAAGCGCAAAGGTAATGAAAGAAACAGGAGCAATCTAATGGCAGCAGCAAAAAAGGGTATGGGCTTCGCAGCCGCTCAAAAGTCAATCGCTAAAAAGTCTGGCGTATCAATGGAGTCAGCAGGAGCAATCCTAGCCTCATCAACACGCAAGGCTTCACCAGCAGCAAAGAAAGCAAATCCAAATCTCAAGAAGGTAGCAATGCCTAAAAAGGGTGGTAAGTAATATGTGCATGTCATGCGGATGCAATAACAACGCAGTTAAGGTAACTGGCAAACTAGACGGTAAGCCAACTGCTACACCAGAAGGTTCTTACGAGGGCGTGGGCGGCACCGTCACATGGCCAAGCAAGTAAAGGCTACTGGCCAAGCAAACCAAATAACCACTAAGACAATTGTCATCGGTGGTAAAGAAATAAAAGTATTGGCACATCCAAGTTCAGCGAAAGGTAGATAATGACTATACCCACCTTGCAATACAGTCTTAACAGACTGGCTGGCACCATTGTCAACGGGGTACCAACCCTTGACGCACAAGGTGCAGCCAATGTTTGGGCTGGTACTACAACACCGCTGGACTTGGAAGGTGCGCTTAACTACCTTTATTCAAAGCGCTTTTCTGCACCAAACTACAACACCGACATGCCAGGTATTTTAAATAAACTTGCTGGCACTTATGGCTTGGGCGAAGCCTTAGCAGCCTCACTGATAGCATCATGACTCTATTTTCAGATTTAATTGACGAGACTGCTTTATCTCTGACAGGTTACACCAACCGTCAAGATCAGGCTACATATCTTACTGCCCCAATGGCAGCAACAGACCTAACCTTTCAGGTTGCCGATGGCACAGTGCTAACTCGTGGCTTGGTTGAGATTGATGAAGAATTGATCTGGGTTGATTCTTTCGACCGTACCAGCAACACAGCAACCATTCCTGCCTATGGTCGTGGCTTTAGAGATACAACCGCTACAACCCACACATCAGGTACACGGGTAACTGTTACTCCATCATTCCCACGCTCAGTCATTCGCCGCAATATTCAGCAGGCAATTGATGCTGTGTATCCAGATCTATTCGGCGTGTACTACACAACCTTTACATTCCAAGCAGCGGTTACAACCTATGTCTTGCCAGATGAAGCGGTAGATGTATTGGCTGCCTCATGGCAGACCATCGGCCCTTCTAAGGAATGGCTACCAATCCGCCACTATCGTGTAGATCGTACTGCTAACCCATTGGTATGGAACAGTGGTAAGACTATCTCGATTCGTGAAGGCATTATCCCTGGCCGTCAAGTCATGGTGACTTACACCAAGAAGCCAACCGTGCTTCAGCAAGATTCAGATGACTTTTCAATGACTGGCCTTGAAGATACTTGCCGTGAGGTAATTGTCCTTGGTGCCGCCTACCGTACCGCAATGTACCTAGACTTTGGTCGTGTACCTGCGCTATCTGCAGAAGCAGGCTCAATGGGTCAAGCCAATCCAATTGGCTCAGCAGTCAACATTGGCCGTGCTATCCAGAACCTTTATCAGCAACGGCTGCAAATTGAGATTCGCCGTCTCCAAGAGCAGTTCCCACCACGCACCCACTACACCTCGTAAGGATAGTAAATGCCAGCGGTTAATAGATATTACACATCCACAGCGCAAGATACTACTCTTACCACTTCGATCAATTCAACTGGTACAACTATTCCTGTAAGCGCATTGGTCGGTTATCCGTCCCAATATCCTTACATTGTTGCCCTTGACTATAACAATGCTTCAGAGGAATTGGTCCAGGTTAACGGCGTTACGGGTCTAACCCTGAATGTCACCCGTGGATTTAACAGCACTAACCCAACCAATCATGGCGTTGGTGCAATCGTGCGCCATGTAATTACCGCCCAAGATATGACAGAAGCACAGCAGCATATTGCCGCTGAAAGCAATGTTCATGGCGTTGTTGGTCAACTTGCTGGCATGGGCGATGTAGTGGCTACAACATTTTTGACAATGGGCGGATGACCCAACTACCGAGAAAAGGAAGATAAATGGCAACAGCATATAAGGTACTTGGGCAGGCGGTGCCAGCGGCTACAACGGCTGCAGGAGCATCCTCTAACCTAACCACTCTTTACACACCGTCTGGCACAGCAGCGGCTGTAATTTCAAGCATCGTCATCACAAACCAATCAACATCAACAATCACCTATCGTGTGTCAGTTCGTGTTGCTGGTGCTGCAGATACTCCAAAGCAATATATCGCATATGATATAGTTCTTGGTAGCAATTCAACAGATACTTTGACACTTGGAGTAACTCTGGCTAACACTGACATTCTGTCAATCGCCGCATCAAGCACATCAGTTTCCTTCAGCGCTTTCGGATCGGAAATTTCATAATATGACTGTTAACCGTCACCCTAGCACTGGGTCGGCTGTTACCGTTAAGCAGTGGCGTTATACTGCCACTGGCGGAGAAACAACCCTCTCAGGTACAGATGGCTTTAGCCAAAGCCTAGCCTATACGGTAGGCGCAGAAGAAGTTTATGTTAATGGCGTACTTCTTGAGCGTGCCGTAGATTACACCGCAACCACAGGTACTTCTGTCGTTCTAACCAATGCTTTGGTTGCTGGTGATATTGCGACTGTAATGTCTGCAAATGCCTTTAACGTGGCTAACGCCATTCCTAACTCAACAGTAACCGCCAAAGGCGATTTGATCGTAGGTAATGGCGCAGCCAGCGTCACTAACCTCGGCGTAGGCGCTGACGGGTCAACACTCGTGGCAAACTCTTCTGCTGGTGGTGGGGTAAGTTGGGCAGGGCCGATTGCTACGGCTGGTAAAAACAAAATAATCAATGGTGATTTTTCTATCTGGCAACGGGGAACAACAGTTGTCACAAATGCTGGATACGGCTACCCATCAGACCGATATTTTGGTTATTCGGCTGGAAGCCAGTCTTGGACAAAAACAACTGATGCCCCAACAAATGTAGGGCTTACCTATTGCATCTCTAACTCAACCTTGGTTGCCAGTTGGGTAATTGGTCAGATGATTGAGTTGGCTGCTACTGGCGTTTCTCAATTTACATCACCAAACTGGACATTTTCTTTTTACGGAAAATTTGATAACGGAAGAACCATAAATATCATTGCTCATTATGCCGATGATACTAGTGGAACAAATAACTCAAGCAATCTAATATCCACAAGCGTTACTGGCACAGGCAGTTGGCAGCGATATACCGTAACTACAACTTTAGGTTCTAGTGTTTCTCCAAACGGAACAAATAAAGGCCTTCGTGTTGTTATTTACGATTTGTCAGGAACTTCAAGCACAACCGTAAGAACAACAGGTTGGCAGTTTGAGCAAGGTAGCGTGGTAACACCATTCACAACTGCTACTGGCACACTTCAGGGGGAGTTAGCCGCTTGCCAGAGGTACTTGCCAGTTTATTCAGGCGGTGCTTTGTCGGGTTATGCCTATGGAACCAATTCAACTCTTTACGCCTTCAAGTTTCCAGTCACGGCTCGTGTTGCTCCAACCTCCATAACGGTTGTAAGTAATCCAAATATGTATGCTCTAAACACGGCAACCAATGCTGCTCCAACTTTAGATTTAACGGCGATTGATGGGGCAGATTTGTTAGGAAGCATTACCATCGTTGCTGGACAAGGCAGTCGAATGATGGGTGGAACAATTTTATTCAACGGATGTGAGTTGTAATGGCTACAGTAACTAATTATGAAAACACTCTTGGCGAACCAATGATTATGGTCGTCAATGATGACGGCACAACTTGGTCAGGCACTAAAGCGGCATACGATGCCAGCACACTCCCATCCAACTCTTCTACACCACAGGCAGGTGAATAAATGAGTCGCGCACAATTAACCAGCATGACGGCAGACAATGTTGTTCAGGAAACACTTGTTGGCTCAACTGGAAATTCCATTAAAGGTGGTTCAGTAGCTCCGTTCGTGGCGGGTAAGAATAAGATTATCAATGGTGATTTTAATATCTGGCAGCGTGGTACTTCATTTTCATCAATTTCTTCTGGAACTTTTACCGCAGACCGATGGTTTGTAAATTTTGACGGTTCAGGAGCAACACGCTCAGTATCTCAACAAACCTTTACTCCCGGCTCTGCCCCAGTTGCAGGATATGAAAGTTCTTATTTCTTACGCTTGGCAACAACGGTGGCTGGTTCTGGTCAAACTTATTCCAATCTGGCTCAACGCATAGAGAATGTTCAAACTTTTGCCAATCAAACAGTAGTAGTTTCATTTTGGGCAAAAGCAAATGCTGCTATTTCCTTGGGAACAGTTTTTGGTCAGAACTTCGGTTCGGGTGGTTCATCTTCTGTTTATACAGTTGGCCCATCTTTCACACTTTCAACATCGTGGGCAAGATATACAGGTTATATAACTCTTCCAAGCATTAGCGGTAAAACAGTTGGCACAGGTTCTTATCTTGAATTAGATTTGACTTGGCCGCAAAACTCTACATTTACCTTGGATGTATGGGGCGTACAACTTGAGGCTGGTTCAGTAGCCACTCCATTCACCACCGCATCAGGCACATTCCAAGGAGAGTTAGCCCTCTGCCAGCGGTATTACTGGCGTTGGGCTTCTACGGCATCAAGCCTTTATGCGTATGCTGGTACAGGATTTTGTTCAAGCACAACGCAATTCAAAATCAAATTGCAACCACCTGTAACAATGCGTACTCCAATTAGTGCTTCCATTAGCAACGCTACAAATATGCAAATTCAGACTGGTAATATTTCTCAGAATGTAACCTCTGCTTCAGCAGACCAACCCATTCCAGATTCGGTTGGAATTATATTCAATGTATCCTCAGGACTTACGACTGGCAATGGTGGCATTGCTTTAGCAAATAACTCATCAGCCCCTTATATTGAACTAAGCGCGGAGTTGTAATGAACAATTCAACATACGAAAAACTATCCACAGACACAGGCGAGATTATTCAACGCACAGATGTTGATGGCAAGGTTTGGTATATCCCAACCGACCCTGCCAACTCAGATTACCAAGCCTACCTAGCCACACTTGCAGCCAACTCAGCCCCACAGGCTAACTCCACAGAGAGTTAATCAAGCAATACATTAGTACAGCCCCCGCCAGCAATGGCGGGGTTTTTTATTGGAACAAACATAAGGAGTAAGCATGACTGATGGTTTTATCCACATTGCGGAACCAGTTGTAGATTCGATTGGTTTACCATCAACAGCAGGCTCTACCTATGTCAACACATCCAACAACTACGACTGTGCCATCTCTGGCTTGCCGTTCTTCCTTGGCATTAGCCGTGAGCATCCATACAAGCGTGAGACAGCCCAGTATCGCAAGCAACAGATTGACCAACAGAAAGAACCAGGTGAGCAGACGCTCACAGGTTGGTGGCTACGCAGCCAGTCCTCGTTTCACTACGGCGCTGGCATTCGCTACGAAGAACCAGTTGAAGGCGAGACTGTTGGCTACCGCTTTAACAAGTCCGCTGGTGTAGATGTATTTAACATTGGTCGAGTAACACTACTTCCAGATGTAACACAAAACAGCAACATCACAGTAGGCAGTGGCGTTACGCCACTCATGGTTGGTGGCACAGACGCCGCTGGCGTCAACCTATACTTGACAGCCACTGGCTCAACTTTACAACGCACCACATCTGCAGGTGCTACTACAACCCTGACATGGGGCGGCTCAGGCACCATCCTAGCCCTTGCCCAAGATGGTCAAAACTATTATGTCCTTAATGCCACAGGCATTTACAAAGGCCCATTGACCAATGCAACCAACGGCACATTGATCTTTACCAATCCATCATTTCTTGGCACTGTTACTACAGGCGTTATGGGTTGGGTTAAACAACGCCTCATCGCAGGCATCAACAATGCCTTGTTCGAGGTTAACAGCGTTAACTCATACAACGTTGCCTCAACATACATTGATGGCGCTTTCAACGCCAACATCACAACTGCATCTGCTCACAACTTTGTAACTGGTTCAGAGGTAACACTTGCCAGTGTAGGTAGCCCATACAACGGCACCTTTACAGTTACCAGCGTACCCAGCCAGACACAGTTTACTTTTTTCATCAACAACGCTGCAGTATCTAACAACGCCTCTGCCACAGGTACAGTGCAATTGGCGAGCAACAACAATCTACCAATCTATGTACATCCAAACGCATCATGGAAATGGACGGCAGTTTGTGAAGGCCCAAATAATATTTACGTCTCTGGTTATGCTGGCTCTTATTCTTCAATATTTAGACTCGCACTAGATACAACAACGGGTAACATCCCGCTACTTACCCGTAGCCTTGAGGCTGCCATCATGCCTACTGGCGAGCAGATTTACTGCATGGGTGCATACCTTGGCAAGTTTATTGTGCTTGGCACAAACAAGGGCATACGTATCGGCACCATTGATACATCAGGCTTTGTATCCAACGGCTACATTACCTACGGTCCACTGATCGTTGTAACCAATGGCTATGACCCTGTCAGCGCAACAGTCCTTAACGGCCTGCCTTGCCGCAACCTTACCTTCAATGATCGTTTTGCCTATGTCACAGTCTCTAACTACATAGACAATGGCGATGGCACATACTCATCTGGCCTTATCAAGATTGACCTAAGCCGTGACTTTGGCACCTTGCAAATGGGATGGGCTACACACCTTCGTGTGCCATCTACAGCAGAGGCAACAGCCGTCTGCGTCATGGGTCAAACCAATCAACTTGTTATCGGCGTTAAAGGCACTGGCGTTTACCAGCAAGCCAACACACTTGTATCTAGTGGCTATCTACAGACTGGTCAGATCCGTTACTTCACTCTTGAGGATAAACACTTTGAGTTGGTCAAGTTGCGTGAGACTTTGCCTATGCTTGGCACGCTTAAACTAAGCAGCGTACTTGCAACTGGTGAAGTAACAGACATTATTACAGTCAATGGCAGTTTTGATTTTACCCAAGATGTATCTGGACTAAACGCAGCGGCAAACAATATTCCACAAGAATCAGTTGCCTTGAAGTTTACATTCTATCCAGAATCTGGACAACTTGTTGGCCAAGAAGATTCATTCAATGGCTATCAACTTAAAGCCCTACCAGCGGTGCGTCGTGAGCGTATCTACACCTTACCGCTTATGTGTTATGACTTTGAAGAAGATCGTTACAACATGGTTACTGGCTATGAAGGCGCAGCAATTGAGCGTCTATCTGCGCTAGAAACTATTGAGTCAAATGGCGATGTAGTTATCTTGCAAGACTTTACAAACAACGAGACTGTTCGTGGAGTTATTGAAAGCATTTCCTTTACTCGTGAGGCTCCTTCTGATCGTCGCTTCCAAGGATTTGGCGGCGTTATTAACCTTCAATTCCGTACCGTCGTCTAACATATAAGGAATACTGCAATGCTTAAAACAGTCAGCGATAGTTTAACAAACCAAGTGAATCTGTCAGGCACGATTTACTACTACTTCTTCGTATTCGGCGGTGTAATGACTGCCCTTGGAATGCTCTTTAGGCATTACATTGTTAAGACGATTAAAGAAGAAACAGAGAAGTTAGGCACTGTAATTTCTGAGATGGACAAGCGCACAAGCCGTATTGAGTATGCGCTATACAACGACGGCAAGACTGGCTTGATAAACAAAGTTGACGACCTTATTAAAAACCAACAACGTATCAAGACCGATATAGCAGTAATGAAGGCGAGACACGATGATTAATCCTTTTAAGAAAAAATACATCCACCCAGATACTCAAGATGTTTTGACCTTTAGCGAAAATATCTCGTGGAAGATTCAAGGACTTATCCGCAACTGGTACTTTGTATTGGCTTGGACTTGCATGACATTTGTGTGGTGGGCGCAGCCTGAGTTGTTCCACGATACACACAACTACATCCTTTGGATGAATCTTGCCTCATGGCTTGCAGTAACAGTTGAACTTATCATCGGTATTGCCCTGATCGGGCAGACCAAGCGTGATGCCATGATTATCCGCCACATCCTCAAACTTGAGAAGCAAGAAATTGAGCATCTGGAAGATTTGATCGAGGACAACAAATGACATACGAGCCACGCATTGGTGATTATGGAGTAGTAAGCAGCAATGGCTTTTTTGCCAAACTAATCAAACTAGGAACGGTGTCACGCTGGAACCATGCGTTTATCTACATTGGTGATGGTCAAGTCGTTGAAGCCAATCCTACTGGCGTTGCTATTAGCCCAGTTACAAACTACCCACGCATTGCATGGAACTTGCATGAAGAACTATCCGATGACGAGCGAGCAAAGATTGTTGTTCACGCCAAGTCAACAGTCGGACGGCCATACAATTTCGGCATCATTGTCATGCTTGCATTCCGTGCGTTAGGCGTCAAGATTTTCCCACACGCAATTATTAATTACCTTGCAAAGCATGATGGCTACATCTGCTCTGAACTGGTAGCAGAATGCTACGCAGAGGCAGGCCATCCCATCTGTAAAGAGGCAGACCTTTGCAATCCAGGTGATTTAGCAGAGAGACTTATATGGCAATAAAATACCCATTCATACAGGCTAAGCATTACTCGCCTGGTCGTGGCGGCAAGACCGTCAAACTAATCGTCATCCACACAATGGAGACGCCACAGTCTGAAGGCCGTGCCAATCAGGTAGCCCTGTGGTTTGCAGGATCATCAGCCCCACAGGCTTCTGCCCACTACATGGTGGACGATAAGCAGATTGTTCAGTCAGTTAGCGAGCAAGACACAGCATGGGCTGTGGATGAGTATGACCTGAACCAAGAGTCTATATCCGTTGAACATGCAGGCTATGCGGCACAAACACCTGCTGTCTGGGCTAACGCCTACAGCACCGCAGAATTGGCCCTCAGCGCCTCTCTCACGGCCGATATAGCCAAGAGGCATGGAATACCTGCAGTCAAGTTAACACCTGAGCAGATTGTCGCAGGACAGTCTGGCTTTTGTGGACATGTTGACATTACCAACGCATTTAAGATTGCGGGGGGACATCAGGATCCTGGCCAAAATTTTGACTGGAACAAGTACATGACATTGGTTAAACAGCACATGGCATGAGCCATCTTCCCCTTGGCTTAGGATATGCTTATGGCACAGGCTTTGCCTGTTAGTCATAAGGAGAGCGATTGAAAAAAGGCAGCGCAATGCGAAAGCAATGTGGCACCTACGCTGGTGCGCAGCATCATTGGCGTAAAAAAGAAATCGTTTGTGAACCTTGTAGACAAGCAGTAAACCAAAGAAATAAGGAATATCGAGCCAATAATCCTGAATGGCATCAAAATATTACTTATAAAAATAAATATAATATAACTACTGAAGAATATAACTCTATGCTTGAAGCGCAAAATCATACTTGTGCTTTATGCGGCAGGCCTGAATTTGTTATTAGTTATCAAACTAATAATGTTTTAAAACTTGCCGTAGATCATGACCATTCATGTTGCCCTGGAGTAAGATCTTGCGGCAAATGCGTGCGTGGCTTGCTTTGCATGGCTTGTAATAGGGCCATTGGGGTTATCGAATCAAGTAGTTCTTTGGAAAAATTAATCGCTTATCTAAGGAGAAACAATGAAAATTAATAAAGCACTCGTAGAACATTATGTAATTGCTCTCATTGTCGCTGGCGTTGCCATCTGGCAAACAGGTCAGCATAATTTTAAGCACCTTGTATGGGCCGCTGGTATCGCAGTATTTGGTCCTGTTGCATCAGCAACATATAACCACTTCAAGACAGTGCCAGTAACGACAAAATAAAACTTAATAGCAAGACTAAGCCCACCGTTAATTTGGTGGGCTTTTTTGTCGTTTTTACCCGTACTCGCTATCGGCTTTGCCGCTCGTTCCAAGCGCCCTTCAGGCGCTATTAACCCCATCGCACTCGCTTCGCTCGTATTATAATCACAACCTTAACCCAATTGCAAATTCAACCCATCGGCAGATGTGACACGCCGAGCCATCAGATTGATTTGACACGCCATTCATAGGCACTGCTACATTTCAGTCATGAAAGAAACAAAGGTAAATCACAGATCATTTAGTTCATTTACATCATGGCTACGCTGTGGCAAAGCATGGCAGTTAGAGCGTGGCTTGCAAGCACCAAGCGAACCTGCATGGTGGTTCGTCGGTGGGTCTGCGTTTCACGCAGCAGCAGAAAAGTTTCTGCTCAAAGAATTTGAAAAGACCAACACCACATTAAAAGATACGGAGATACCTTTCTGAAATGAGTAACGAGATTGCAGACCTTAGAGCCACACCAGGATCAGAAGCAGATTACCGTTCACTCGGTCCAATCAGTGTCTGTCCATGTGGTAGCGACTTGTGGAACGTCAAGTGCAAGTTTGACGATGACGGTGAATTGGGCATCTACTTCTTGGATATGCGGTGTGCGCTATGTGACTCGCTCGCAGTTGCGCCTATGCCAAAGTTGGACAATTGATGTACCAGCGCATATACGAGAGATTCTTGCTCTGGATCAACAGTTGGTCATCAGAGAAGTTAAATAGTTTGTACGATTGGGACAGCGATTGCTGGCATAACGACAACGTGACATGTGAGGATTGTGAATAATGGGAAAGAAACGCGCACAACTAATTACCAAGACTGCCTTTGAACAGGCATTTGTTGAGGCAGAGGTACTTATGCGTAAGGCTCTATCTGATCTAATTCAGAAAGAGATTAAGGCTGAGACTAATCCTGCTACAATTGTAGGTCTGAAGAAAGCACAAGAGATTGTATTCGGACAGGAAATTAAAGAATGACATGGGATGCCATTTGGCAAGAAGCCTTTACCAATCAGATTGCTGAGGTTGAGGCTAAGAGCGGTACCAATCCACAAGATTGGCGTCGTGGTGGACGATCATCTAAAGCCAATCCCGATAAAGAAAATGGCGCATGGTGGGACGAAAACGGCAAGAGAATGTTCTTCGACTTCATCAATGTGTGGCAAGAAAGCCACTTTGAGATTTGGCAAACACCACAAGGCATTCCTGGCATTGAAATTGAATTTAACAACATGTTTGGTGAAGTGCCTATCAAAGCCTTCGCCGATCTGATTGCAGTTACACCAGCGGGTGAACTTGCAGTAGTTGATTTTAAGACTGGTGCTTACACACCAGATAGCGCAATGCAGTTGGGTGTATATGCCTGCTGTATGGAAATGACTTTCGGTATCCGTCCTACAGTCGGTTACTTCTACTCTGCTCGCAAGGCTGAGTTTGAGGAAGCAACTGGCTTAGACCGTTGGACAATTCCAGTATTCACAGAAATGTTTAGCCAGTTCGAGCGTGGACTACAGGCTGAGATATTTCTACCAAACATCGGTATGTCATGTAGCACATGCGGTGTAAAAGACTACTGTTACGCAGTAGGCGGACAACTTTCACAAATATATGACCCACTAGCAGAAGCGAAATAAGGAGAAAAAAATGGCAGCAGAAACAACAAAGTTCCAAGTCAACTTCAAGTTGGCTGACGGAACATTAATCAACATCTATGCAGACAATGCAGCAGAGTTGGAAGCATCACTTGCAACAATCCAAGACACAGCAACACTCATCGGTGCAACCGCAGGTTCACTCGGTGGTGCAGGTAATGCCGCTGGTCTTGTCGCACAGTCATTCAACGCACAGGTTGTGAGCCACGGTTCATTCACGCCACCAGCACCAGTTGCAATCCCAGAAGGTCATTGCAAGCACGGTGCGCTAGTGTGGCGTGAGTCTAAGCCAGGCGCACCAAAGGAATGGAAGGGTTGGTTCTGCCCATCACCAAAGGGTACAGCCGATCAATGCGAGCCTAAGTTCGTTCGATAATTTAATATGCTGTCCTTACATCAAGCGGCAGCGAAAAGTACCAATGATTACGCGCTACTGCCTGACCTATTCCAGCCGTTAGTAACGGAAGGAATTAGGTTCAGGCGGGGGCAGATGACAATGATTGCAGGCCAGCCTAACGCTGGTAAGTCATTGTTAGCCCTTTACATGGCAGTGCAGATGAAGGTGCCAACGCTGTACATATCAGCAGATACGGATGCTTATACGACTGCAATCCGTGCAGCGGCGATGGTTACTGGACATAAAGTTGCTACTGTTGAAGCAGCCTTTGCTTCAGGTGCAGGTCAAGACTTTTACGGTCAAGAACTGGAAAGCATTAAACACCTACAGTTTGACTTTAGCCCATCCCCTACGCTGGATGAGATTGATCTATCCATCCGTGCTTACGCAGAAGCATATGGCGAGTATCCACACATGATTATTGTGGACAACGCCATGAATGTGGTATCGCTTCATAACGATGAATGGTCGGGGCTACGTGAGATAGCCAAGGCGATGCACCACATTGCTCGTGAAACTGATGCAGCAGTGATGCTACTTCATCACACGACAGAGAATGAAGGACGGCCTGATGTGCCACCAGCACGTAAGGCTATCCAAGGAAAGATTGCACAGTTACCAGAGATGATCTTGACAGTGGCACTTGTGTCAATGACAGGTGAATTTCGTGTAGCGTGCGTAAAGAACCGCTTTGCTAAGAATAGTGCCGATGGTTCGCAATATGTCACATTGTGGGCAGATGCAAGCCGTATGACTCTCTATCCTGACAGAGCAGCCCAAGCAATTGGAACATCATGGAAGGATATGCAATGAGTAACGATTTTACTACCTCGGCTATGCGCCTGGAAAACATGATCATCAATGTTAGACCAGAGGATTATGAGTTGGCTAAGAAGTTTCTACTCAAGCGCGAAGCGCACGACATTATCGAGATGCTTGGTCTATGAGTACATACGGCAAGCGCAAAGGGTCATCTTTTGAAGTTGGCATACTAAAGTTTCTTCGCTCCAGAGGGTTACTAGCAGAGCGGCTACGCCTTGCTGGTAAGGATGATGAAGGGGATATAGTCTGTATGGTTGCGGGACAGCCATACGTCTTTGAACTGAAAGCAACTGCGAAGATGGACCTACCGCAGTTTTGGCGTGAGGCTACCGTTGAGGCAGCCAATTACGCCAAGGCTCGTGGGTTAGAAGCAACTCCGCCCGCCTATGTGATTGTCAAACGTCGCATGGGCGGCATGGAGAATGCCTGGGTCATTCAAGATTTAGAGCAATGGATAAGGGTGACAACTAATGAGTGAGCCTTTTGAGAATAAGTATCGTCAAATACGAATGGCTTTGACTAACCTAAAAGTACGGTACGACGAATTGGACAATCGTTACAAGGCAGCAAATGCTATGTACACTGATTTGTACTATCAACTTAGGCTGGCAAATAGTGCCTTAATCAAGGCGGGCTATCGCAGGCTAGAAGATATGTCTTGGACAGACGAGCCATTTGATGGAGAGTAAGCCAGATCTAGCCACTGTGCTAGAACATTACGGGGTACGAATCATGCACCGTCATGGCTGGATACCTTGCAAGTGCATTATGCACGATGATTCACACGCCAGTGCAGCCTATAACTTAGACTCGCAGGGCTACAACTGTTTAGTTTGCCAAATCCTCGGCGATGTTTACGATGTCGTAGCACGCATGGAAAACTTAAAGGAGTTTAGAGATGTTAAGCGCAGAGCAGAAGAACTTGCTCACGGAAGCAGCAGAGCGTTATTCACGCAGTCTCACACCACAGGCAGCCTCTTACCTCGCGGAGCGGGGCATAACAAAGGAAGTGGCGGAGCGGTTCCTTCTTGGAAGCGTCGTGGAGCCTAGTGCTGGACATGAGCATTCCGTTGGCAGGTTGTCTATCCCGTACCAAACGCCCACAGGCGTTGTGGGAATGAAGTTTAGGACTATTGATGGCGGCACGCCTAAGTATCTTTACCCTACTGGCCAAAAGGTGGGGTTATTTAATGTTGTTGATCTGCACAAGTATTCTGACACTATCGCCATTTGCGAGGGCGAGATTGATACTATTGTACTGTCGGGTGTTGTCGGAGTACCAGCGGTGGGCGTTGCAGGCGTTTCTCAGTGGAAGCCTTGGTTCCCAAAGTTATTTGAAGGATTTAAAAATATCTACATATTTGCTGACAATGATGTTAAAGAAGACGGCCGCAACCCAGGCCAAGAGTTAGCCAAGCGGATCAAGGAAGACCTTGACAGGGCTACTGTCGTCATGTTGCCCGACAACGAGGATGTGAACGACGTGTTGCTATCCTACGGAGCCGACTGGTTTACTGATAGAATAGCCGCATGAGATTTAGAATTTACTACCAAAAAAAGCCGCCTGGCTTAGAAGGTCATTACGGCATTCGCATTGGTAAATTTTCTGGATCTATCTGGTTGTATAAAAAAGTAATTATCTTCGGATGGGAAAAGTCTTATGAATAAGCCTAAGTCTATTCACATCTCTGGTATGAAGTATAAGATCAAATACGATCTTACTGACCCAGATGCTTACGGCTTGACAGACCCAGATACAAATACAATCTACATCCGTCCTGACATTCCAGAGGACAAAATGCTTCGCGTGCTTGTCCACGAGATTACCCATGCCGTTGTCTTTGAGACGCCGTTCTCAACACGCAAGCGGTTTGACTTGGAAGAAATGTGCGACATTGTGGGCTACCACTTCCTCAATGCGCTAAGAGATAATTCAGAGATTGTTCAGTACATACTGCGGGAAATAGAAGACGAAGCAGAGTAGTGCCACAGTTTATTTATGGCCCAAAAGATGGCGGCGAAGTGCCTCATCTACTTTGGGTACTTGACTCAATTGAAATGGTTGAGTATCGAGAAGATGGTACAAAGATGATACACTGTTACGAATTAGATCAAGAAGATAAGAATTATTATTATGCTGGAGAATATCCGACAGGGGGAGACGATGAGTGAACAACGAGTTGGCGGAAGCGATAAAATTAATACAATCTACGGGATTAAAGGTTATATCCATTCAGAACCAAAATCAATTGCTCGTGGAAATACCGCCAATCAGGAATTTGCCGCAGGCGTCTGGTCAGTAATGGATGAGATTGGCAACTTACTTATCAGTAAGCAAGCCGACTACGGCCCTGGCAATGTCAACAACGCCTTTGGTGGCGCAATGAATGGCCTGATGGTGCGTATTGGTGACAAGTTTGAACGTCTTAAAAACTTGCTATACAGTGGCTCAACTCCGCAGCATGAGTCTATTGAAGATTCTTTTAAGGATATGGCTAATTACGCAGTCATCGCCTTGATGGTTGAGAGAGGGTTATGGCCTAAATCATGATTGAGATAAAGATGTCTCACGGAGACTTGTCCTTTGCTACGATTGAAGCAGTCGCACGCTTTAACTTTAACAGAGCCAAAGGAAATGACGCATCACAAGGTCATGCACCCACTTGGGTTGAACAAGTTGCACGCGAGATATCTGGTTGCTTGGGCGAGATAGCGATTGCCCGTTGGCAAGATAAGTTCCCATTTGCTTTGTTTACAGAGCGTAAGATGGGTGATGTGGGCGAGTTTGAGGTACGCACCACTGCTTATGCCACGGGCAAATTGCTCATCACAGAGAAGGATGATCCAGCACGCAAATATTTGCTGGTAACTTTGCCTACTTTTTATACTGCAAATATCCACGGATGGATGTATGGATACGAAGCACAAGATTCAAAGTATTACAACACATCTATGCGTGCGCCAGTTTATGCAGTAGAGCAACAATACCTACACGCACCTGAGACGATCTATGGCTAATTGGTTTGATGAGGCAGAGGCAGTTGCCTCACAGGTTGCGCGTATTGTTCATAGAAAATACCATACCTATTTCGATGTATCCGATGTTAAGCAGGAATGCTTGGTGTGGGTATTGCGTCGTGAGAAGAAAGTGCGTGAGTGGCTTGACCCAGATCAGGATGCTGAAGCCTATAAGGGTGGCGTAAAGCAGTTGGGCAAGACACTCTCACGCCATGCTGATAGATACTGCCGCAAGCGCAAAGCGCAATCACTTGGCTATTCGCTAGAAGATGAGGCGTACTACTCGCCTATCACTTTGTCTGAATTGTTACCATTTGTTTGGTCTGATGTGGTTGAGACTCACAAGATTGATGGTGAGCGTGTATCTGGTTCTGGCAATCCTGCTGAGGGTGGCAACTATGTCATACAATTATTCGACATTCGCCGTGCAATGGCGAAGTTGGATGAGATGGACAGAGATGTGTTGCAGTTGAAGTTTGAGCATCAGTTGACCTTTGCTCAAATTGCAGAAGAATTACAAGTAAGCGATACTACTGCTCACCGCAAGGTGGATGGTGCGCTACGCAGACTTAACAATCATCTCGGTGGACAATCACCATTTGAGCGAGAGGTAGAGACAGATGCCTAGTTATGACTACAAGTGTGGCAAGTGCGGAGTAGAGGAAACAGTTGAACGATCAATCCACGCGGAGTCATCCGCCCCAATGCACTGCGACAATCTTATGGATCGAATCTTTTTCGCGGCTCCTGTCCGCTTTAATGCCGACGGGTTTTACTCAACGGACAACATCAGGAGATAGCAATGCCAGTAATCAACATCGTCAATGACTCAACATCGGCCAATGCAAGTCAGGATACATTTCTGACTACACAGGCAGTTAAAATCTTTGTTCAGCAAGTCTGTCAGGCGTGGAATTTGCCTGGCTATACAGTTCAGTACGGCCTTGCACCTGTGGATGGTGACTGGAATGTGTTGATTGTGGATAAGTTTCCCAATGCAAGCATGACCAGTATTGCACTTGGCTACCATGAGTTAGATCATCTTGGCAATCCAGTGGCGTATATTCGTTCTAATGCCTACGGCAAGCGCAGTTATCTTGGCACATACTCCAAGCCTTTTGTCTTGCTTGGTAAGCAGATCAGCCCTGCACGCCTTACACCTGGCGTTGCTACTGTCGTTATGCACGAAGTTGCAGAGATGCTGGCAGATGCTCACATTGACCAGTATGCAACTGCACCTGATGGCCGTCAGTGGTTGCGTGAAATTTGCGACCATGTATCGCCAGTTTGCTATAACATTCCACTTGCAACTGCTAAGACCAATTGCATAGCACCAGACTTTACTTGGCCATCGTTCTATCAAGCAGATGGTAAAGCACCATACAGCGAATGTAATACACCCACTGCGCCATTTACCTTGCCTAAAGGTGCGTATGGTTATTACAAAACAGCGTCAGGTGGGGTTGCTCCACTTTCTGCAGCCTCTGCTAAAGTACCTGATGTAGAATAAGTTTGGGTAATAGGGGAAGTTACCCAATAAGAAAAAGCCACCGATAAATCTCGGTGGCTTTTTTATTGCCGCTACAAGCCTGGAAGGGGTAGCGAGCGGCAAATCTATTTTAATGTAGCCATCCACTTTTTACAAGCGGCTACATCTTCATCAAGCGTTAAGTATCCATAGATTTTGGTGTTATCCAAATACTGCGGAATGCCTAGTTTGCGTAAGTTGCGACTAAATATAACATATTCGTAATCATCTGTCCCATCAACATAACTTATCTTTTTAAGAATATCTTTGCGGATGAGATAGGTGCAGTGAACCACATCACACTGGATCAGCCCGCGTACGATGCCGTTGAGGATTGAGTAATAGGCGTGATTGTCTTTGTAATAGCCGTTAGGCGTGGCTAGGTTATGGAAGTTGGCATAAGGTGTATGTTCTTCTTTGCCTACCGCATAGCGGATCAGAGGGGCTACTACGGGCAATTTGTAACTGACCAGTTGCTTTAAGGTTGAGCCGATAACAAAGTTATCCACATCGCAGGTGTAGTAAAAGTCTGCTTCCCAAAAGATAGCCTCATCTATACCTTCTTGGCGTAGTCCTGCCAGTGCCTTAAAGCGCGTTGGATTCCACTCGTGTATGCCGTAGTTCTGCACTGGCACATCTATGTCGCTATCGTCAAAGGTAATACTTTTCCACTGGAACATATGCTCATCCGACTCCCATCCGCGTGCAGCGCGGATTGGTTGCTCGTAGATCCAGTTTTCAATGATGGCTGCTGTGTCATCGTTGTTGTTGTTTGTGCGAAAGTGTAAATATATCTTGTCGCGTGGATAATCTAGGTTGTCTAGGTTCTGCTCTAGCCAATACTCCATCACATCTGCCTTATCTTTGGCAAGGATATGGATAAATACTGTAGGTAATTCGTTCATGCCAATTCCCTTTCAATAACTTTGATGGTTGGGCAGGAGAAAGATTCGTGAAATTCGCACGCTTTACAGGTGCCTTGCACTTCGCCTGGCTTGTGTAATTCCACCAAAGCCTTCAAGGCTTGCCATGCGTTGCGCTGGTCAACTGTATTCTCGTAAAATTCAGGCTTGGTGTAGTGAACAAGATTAGTCCAGTATTCTTCCTGCGCTTTAATTTTCTTCAATAGTTCGTCGTGGGTCATGATGCGCTTTTATCCCCTTCCAATATACGCAAGGCCCAATCTAGGCCGTGGTTAAATCCATCCATCCATTCGTAGTCTTTATGATTCAATGGCACAGATGTTTTTGCATCTTCTATCTTCTGCTTTGCTCGCTCAATGTCCATCAGTACCACCCGACACGCTTCTCGTGTGCCAGAGCGTTACAGGCGTTATTATTCCAATGAGTTTTGATATAACGCAAGCCCCATCGGATCTGTGTTTGGTAGTCATACTTATAGTCGCGGCCAAATTGCGCCATCTTGCTGGCTGGCAGGGCTTGAGGTATGCCTCTTGCCCCGCCATCCTTGTTCACTGCGGCTACTCGCCAGTTACTTTCCATTGTCCACAACTTCACGAGACAACGCCATTGACGAGCGTTGCCGCCTTGCCGTAAGTACAAAGTATGGGCAAAGGGTTTAGCGGGCGTGAGATGGTCGTTTGCGGCCTTTGTAGGGCTATTTGAGAGCCATACTGCCATCACTATGATGGTGAAGAATCCGATGGTTGCTCGGCGCGTCTTGGGCGTTGTTCGAGGTACATTTGTATAAATGATGTTGGCCTTTCACTACGGGGAATATCTATTAGGGTTAAGCCTTTCGCGGTTGCCAAAGCGCGAAGGTTGTGCTGCCAAATGTCGCCTTCTGATCCGCGACCTGTTGCACCAATAGCCTTTCTTCTTTCAAAGGGTAAAGTTCCGCCATATATGCCATAGTCTATGCTGGACATATCTTGCATAGCAACTTCAACACACTTCTTTTTTATGGGACAAGTCTCGCAAATTTGCATAGCGAGAAGGGCCTTTTTCGTCTCTGTTTGATCTACAATGATCCGCTTATTTACCTCTGAGCGAAGTTTCATCGTTTCGGGGAACCAAATATCAGGATCAACGCCGTTTTCGTAGCAGGCGGCTCTACTCATTGTCACTTGCCTTTACATCTACGTCGTTGTTCATATCGTAGATAGCCTGGTTGTAGCCTGTAAGCCACGCTTCGTGCAAGGCTCGCTCTGTAATCTTCTCAATGTCACGCAATACTCGCGTGTTTTGTTCGCGTATGCTCACTTAGTTTCCCTTTCATGGTTGCCCGTACGATTGCGCGGGCGGTAGTGGTAGTTAATCCGTATTTCACGGCTTTGTCAAGAATAAAAACACCCGCGCTGCGAGAGTGAAGTGCAAGCAATTCACTCGTCACGCGTATCAAGGGGCTTGATACGCTGCCAAAGGCGTATGCGCGGGCGTAGTTGATCGGTTTAACCGACTTACACGGCTTGATCGGTTATTTTTTCAATACCCATTTAGACATTTTGTACGTGTATGTCTAATGTGTTGCTTGAGTGTTTCCCGCAAGGTGGGATAATACGCAACAACGCCACAAGTCGGGCAAGTAGTCACCCACTCGCCCGCCTCGTAGTCGTGCTGATAGATTGAGGCTGTTATAGCCATTCGGGCAGGTTGCCTTCTATCTTCTCCATTTCGCGAGAGGCGCGGATTAGATCAACCAGGGCGGTGACAGTTTCGTCCACCTTGTCCTGCTCAGCGTTGAGGCGATAAAAATCTGCCTCTGCCTCTCGTGCTTGCTGTTTCCAATAGTCGAGGCGTGTCATACCTTCATCCTTTCCATTAGGTTGATGATGTCCTGTTCTTGAAAATCAAAATCCGCAAAATCCTCTTGATCGAATTGAAAGTTATCCAATAAGCAGGTAAGCGCGACGGCTAGAATTAACTTATCTTTAGCCATTTATGCCATGTCGCTTTCGTCGTTCCAATCGTTTTCAATGTCGCTGGGCTTGTAGCCAAATCGTTCAAATTGCGAGGGTGTGGCACGATGTGGGCGAAATTGCCAAATCTCAAAAAGGGCGTAATCTGGCAAATTGCTTATTGCGCAATTGTCGTTGTTGCAATCCTCGTTTTCTTCGCACCCGTCGTGAAAGTCGGGAAAATCGCGGATAGTGTCGGCAATCTCTTTTTGAGTGGCGAATAGCCCCCAATTTTCGATCTGGAAAAAGTAATTGCCCTGCAAATCCTCTACAAAATAACCTTTCATTTGCTTAGCCCCTTTACATATTCGCGGAATAGGCGCGTTGCCTCTTTTTTGGTGTAGCCCATAAATTGGCGTCGTTCGTAGTAGCCACCGACGGAGGCAGACAACACCCACGCGCCTTGAAAAGTCTTTTCGTAATAAATAGTCATTAGTAGTCACACGCCCCAATCATTTCGCGTAGGTGTGCGCTAGGGATAAAGCCTTCCCACAGTTTCGCGTTGTAACCGACAGCGTCCCACACGCTTGCTGTGTTTTCGTCCCACCCAAAACAATCACCGAAACATTTCAAGGTCTGGCAAGATTGGTGGATGTTGTAATCACTTGCTATCGCATTAATTACGTCCGCGACAGTTGTCTGTCTTACCGCCTTGCCCGTGTAGTAAGGCACAGCGACGTTGTAGCCGTCGTAGGACAGAATGGCTAGCCATGCGTTACTATCTTTTTGCCACTGTGAGGCATTGGCAGGTGTTTTGGTGCGTTTTAGTTCTAGTTCTATGCCGTACATCTCGCATAGTTCGGGGAGAGTTTTCTCCTCCATAGTTGTAAATGACATTTCTAGCCCCTTCCATAGGGTTGCCTTAATCTGTAGGCTCATCAGTAGGCGCGACACGCCTAGACGGGCGGTAAGCCCGTTTCGCCTTATTTACTTTCCGCTCTCGTAATTTCTGAAATAAGATTATAGAAGGCGTCCGCTCTGTTAATTCCAAGTTCCTTATCTTCTTCTCTCAGCGCGAGCCAATGAGGATAAAGCACTTCTAATAAAGTCCCGCGCCACTTGGCGTCAATCTCGATTTTCATTTCTTAATCCTTCCATGTTGTGCCACAGGCTACGCCGTCGGCGGTGTTGTGGCAGGTGGTGATTCGGTAGTGGTGATTGAGATAGTTCACTGTCAAAAATAGGGCGGTGACGGCTAAAAGCCAGACAACGATACGCCCGCGACGTGTAAGGCGCATTAGTTGTCCTCGCTCTCGTATTTAATTGAGCCTGTAAAGGTTAGTTCTGTGATATATGCGCGGTTATATGCTAAAAAGTTTTCTAGTTCGTCAATCGTCGCAAAATCCTCCTCGCGGGTGATGTATTCATTATTGCTGTTCCCGCGTACATTTCGGCCGATTGTGTAGTGTGCTGTAATCATTTTAAGCCCCGATCTTTTCTAGTTGAGTTTCAATGAATGTTCTGAGTGTATTGAGAGATTCAAGTGCTGTCAATAGTTCAAGTTCGGTCATTAGTTATTCCCCCATTGGTTCACAAGGTGTGCAATCATGGCAGGTGTCACAATGATTTTTTTGCCCTCGTTGATCTTGCCAAAACAGTTGCAATCCATTGAGTCAGGATGTCCACAGCGGACATACTTTCCGCCCTTGTACCAGGCTTGATTCTCGTAGTCGTAGCCGTCTTTAATTGTATCTAGCGAGGTTCTGCTCATGTTATTTTGCCTCGCAATTTTTAGCGCATTGAGAGAGGTTGTTGATTGTGATTTTTTCTGTGCCGTATTTGTTGCACTTTACGCAAAAATAAGTCATTTTTTCACCCTTCCATAGGTTCGGCGGTGTTGCCGATAGCGCAAGTTTAAGGGCAACAATTTGCAAATGTCAACACCATTTTAGAAATATTTTTTTCGGCGTGTTGCGGGTCAATTTGGCAGGTAATTAGTTGAAAGTTCAATCAACGGAAAGCCTGTGATATTGGCAGTCTGCCCCCGTGAGTGCTAATGGGTTGTCCACAGGTTGCCTGTGCCTGTGCATAAGTTGTGGATAGCGCGAGGGTGTGGAAAAGGTTGTGGATAATGTTGTGGATAAGACAGTCCACCCGCAATCACCCGACAACACGCCAAAACGCCCGCCAAAGGTTACTAATCGGTAACTTAACGCCCCAAAAGTCGACAAAACGGGTTGTAAATGCGGGCGTAATTGTCGACAATACCCGCAAGTAACCGACAAAACCACCCCGACAATTCGGACAATGCGAACAAAAAAATGCTATCAAATCGGACATTACTCACCAGTAAGTCGACAAATAAATCGGGCAAATCGGACAATTCAACCCCAGGGTTTTTAACGTGGGTGTATCTATACTATTACTATCCACCAAAATATTTTTTCTAAATATAGGCGCCGAGGCTCAAACGGTAATTATTTTTAAACCAATATAGGCTCTGACCTGCGGTTTTACTTAGTGTGACTAACATCACACGGTCCAAATAGGGATAAAAGCGATTTATCCCGCCTTAGTATATATAGGGGTTAAAACAAAACAGCCCTGTCCGTTCGGCTCACGGCAGAGTGAGCCTCAAGCGAACGGCGCCGTTGAGACGAACTACGGTTTACCCAATGGCAGGCTCTACGGCCTGCCTTTAACCCATAGGGTTAGGCGCTGCAGGCGCCCCCCAAATACAACCCAAGGGTTGCCCATAGGCAACGCTTCGCGGTAGGAGAAATAGGTTTATGGCTAAACCAAAGTCAAACAACTATAAACTTGCCCCAGAGGCAACTTTATCCGCCCCAGAGGCTAAGAAGCGCCTTATCGCGCTGATTGCCGATGGGGTGAAGATTGAAGACGCTTGCCGCGCAGTCGGCAAGAGCGTCAAGTCGTATGAGTATTATCGCGTTTCAGATCCGCAGTTTAAAGAAGCAGTGGATCTTTCACGCGTCATCCAGAAGCGAAAAGGCGTAATCAGCGAAGATGACGCGAACATTAGTTTCGAAGACTTTCGGGCGAAGTATTTAAACTCCCAGACCTTTCCTCACCAGCGCAACATCACCTCACTTCTTGAGGAAGGTGAGCCAGCCTGGCTTCACGGCAATATGACCTATGAGCCAGGATTTAAGAACTACGTTCTTGTCAACATGCCACCTGAGCATGCCAAGTCCATGACAGTCTCCATTGACTATGTAACATATCGAATCGTTACAAATCCCAATGTGAGAATCAAACTTGTATCTAAGACTCAGGCTATGGCCAAGGAATTTCTTTACGCCATCAAGCAACGCTTGACCAGTCCGCAGTGGGCAGAACTTCAGCGTCGCTATGCTCCCGCCGAAGGCTTTAAGGCTACCGCTGAGAAGTGGACGCAAGATGCCATCTACCTTGAGCGTGACTCAGGTGAAAAGGATCCTACCGTCCAAGCCCTTGGTATCGGTGGACAGATCTACGGTGCGCGTGCTGATCTAATCATCCTTGATGACTGTGTAACTCTTGCCAACGCTGGCGAGTATGAGAAGCAGATCCGATGGATCCAACAGGAAGTTTTAACTCGTGTTGGTCCTACAGGTAAAATCCTCGTTGTAGGTACCCGCGTTGATCCTATGGATCTATACCGCGAAATGCGTAACCCTGAGCGGTACCCAGATAACAAGTCCCCGTGGACATATCTGGCTATGCCAGCCGTACTCGAATTTGACGATGATCCTGAAAAGTGGATCACGTTATGGCCAAAGTCTGATCGGCCATGGGATACTGATGAAACTCCAGCGGATGAAGATGGATTGTATCCGCGCTGGTCTGGTCCACACCTTCGTCGTCGCAGAGGCTTAATTGACCCAAAGACTTGGGCTATGGTTTACCAGCAGCAAGATGTTGAGTCAACCGCCATCTTTGCCCCTGACTGCGTACGCGGATCAGTTTCAGGTATGCGAGCCATCGGCCCGCTTATTCCTGGCGCACCTGGTCATCCAGATAATTTGAACAGCCAATACATTGTTGCTTCAATGGATCCAGCAATGTCAGGTGACACATTCTCTGTCATCATGTCAGGCGATAGAACCACAGGCAAGCGTTACCTGCTAGAAGCATCGCGCATGCCAGCACCTACACCACAGCAGATCAGAGACTTGATTTTCCACTGGACTGAGAAGTATCAGCCAAAGGTGTGGGTAATTGAGAAAAACGCTTTCCAGTTGTTCTTGACACAAGATGAAAAGATCAACCAATTCTTAGCCTCACGCGGTATCCGCCTCGTTCAACACTACACAGGTGCGAACAAAATGGATGCTGAATTTGGCGTAGCCTCAATGGCACCACTATTCGGCTCGGTTGACAGCCAAGGCAAGCATCAAAAGAATAATCTCTTGGAACTGCCACGAGCCGATAACGAACATATCAAGGCTCTCATCGAGCAATTGATTACCTGGTCAGCAGGTACTAAAAATAAACAAGACGGTCCGATGGCCCTCTGGTTTGCAGAAACGCAGATGCGTGACTACATCAACCAAGCAGGCGCATATGGCGGAACGTTTGTCAAGAATCCATTTGCTACTCGTTCTCAGTTGGCATCACGCAAAGTAATCAACTTGGAAGAATGGCAACAAATGCAGGAGAAACTTGCATCTAACGGGGGATACATAAGTGGCAATAGATATTAACGAGTTGGGCGTAAAAGTCCGCAAGTTGCGGGATAGGTTCCACACCCGCGACTCTCGTTGGGCTGACCTTATGGCTATCCGCCAAGGTGACATCCAACAAGTCTTTCCTGGCATGTTCTCTGAAGAATATCCAAAGCCTATGGTGGCAAACTTCATTGACGTTGCTGCCCGCGATGTGGCTGAAGTTATTGCTCCGCTACCTGCCTTCAACTGCGATACAACAGATGCCATCTCAGATCGTGCGAGAAAGCGTGCTGATAAGCGCACCATGATTGTCGCTGGTTACCGCGACTCTTGCAACCTTCAGACCATGATGTATTCAGGTGCTGACCGTTACTTGACCTTTGGAATGCTTGCTTTTATTGTTGAGCCTGATTGGGAAAACAATCGCCCAATGATTCGCATTGACAACCCAATCAACTCATACCCTGAGTTTGATCGGTTTGGCAAGTTGCTTTCCTACACCAAGCGCTACCAGAAGTCCGTACGCGAACTATGCAATGACTTTCCAGAACTTGAAGGTCAGATTCTTACCAAGTATGAGAACCGCAACTCAGAGCGTATGCTTGAGGTATATCGCTATCAGGATAAGAACGAGTTAGTTCTTTTTATCCCTGAGCGTAACAACCTTGTGCTTGAGCGTGCAGCCAACCTTCTTGATGAACTACCAATTGCCCTTGCCATCCGCCCTGGCGTTGACTCAGATGAGAACCAACGCGGACAGTTTGATGACATTATGTGGGTACAGGTTGCTCGCGCACGCATGGCAACATTTCAATTGGAAGCAGCACAAAAATCTGTACAGGCTCCATTCGCTTTGCCTTCAGATGTTAACGTTATTGAAATTGGTCCAGATGCGACTATCCGCTCTGCCAACCCAGAAAAAATTCGCCGTGTATCACTTGACATTCCTAACGGAATCTTCCAAGAGACTGGCGAACTAGATCAAGAACTTCGTGTAGGTTCACGTTACCCACAAGGCCGTCTAGGTCAGCAATCAGGTTCTATTGTTACAGGCCGTGGCGTAGAAGCCCTGATGGGTGGATTTGATACACAGGTTAAGACAGCACAGGCTGTATTTGCTGAGACATTCCGCCACGTTATGCGCCTATGCTTCAAGATGGACGAGAAATTATTTGGTGATGTTGAAAAGGAAGTACGCGGCGTAACTGCTGGTGCGCCTTACGAGATTACCTACACGCCTAAGAAGGACATTGCTGGCGATTACTGGTGCGATGTGTCTTACGGCATGATGGCTGGACTAGATCCAAACCGCGCACTCGTCTTTGGCTTGCAGGCTCGTGGAGATAAGTTAATCTCACGCGACTTCTTGCGCCGTCAAATGCCTTGGGATATGAACGTCACCCAAGAAGAAGAAAAAGTAGAAGTTGAAGAACTACGCGATGCTCTTATGCAAGCAGTTACTTCTTATGCAAATGCAATCCCAACCCTTGCGCTACAAGGACAAGATCCTTCAAAGGCGTTAATGGCAATTGCTTCTGCTATCAAGGGCCGTATGAATGGCGACAACATCGAAGATGTTTTGTCTGAAGCGTTTGCACAACAAGTCTCCCCACCTGTTGCAGCCGCTAGCGCGCAAGGTCAGGCTCCTGGTGGGGAACCTACTCAACCAGGCGCACCGCAAGGTATGCCACCTGCACCACAGGGTCAACCATCTGCGTTGCAAAACCTACTTGCAGGACTTTCATCTTCTGGCGCACCGCAGTTATCTGCAAATGTCGCCAGACGCTCACCAGCCTAACGTTCCTGGTGTGACACAACCCCTATAGGAGAAACAAAAAATGGCACAATTCAAGTCAAGCCTTAACTCACCAAAGGTGAGCGTTAAGTTGCAGGGTGGACATGGTTCATCAGACGCAACAACACAGAAGACATCAATCCAGAAGGCACCATCTGTTAAGCCAACTGGCAAATCAGACATCAAGTACACAGTACAGCCTTCAGGCACACGCGGAACAGGCACCGAAGCAGGAAAGCCACGCGACTAAGTTATGACTAATGAACAGGGCAAGGCTCCTACAAGCCTAAGCAAGTGGGATGCCTTTGCCTTGTTTGCTTCAACTGCATCCGAACTATGCGATGTAGCCTCTAACTTTTTTCAAGTTCTAACACACATGTTAGATACACAAGCAAGTTTCGTGGATGACAAAAAATCGTTCCACGAGTATGCCGCTAGGACCATTGAGACATTACAAGAAGGTGAGTAGGTAGATGCCAGCCCCACAAAAGCCAGCAACAACACCATCACTCCCAGGTGCATTAAGCACACGAACCGATGGACCAGGTAGCGTAGCCTCAAAGCAAGCAATGCGTTATGTTGCTGGTATGCCAAATTATGGCGATGGTCAGGAACTAATGAATCTGCAAGCACAAGCCCCAATGTCCGCAACGCGTCTTGGTGGCAATGCACCTGCTCCATCTGCTCTTGCAGCAGCCGCACAGCAAGGTGGACAACAACCACAGCAAGGCGGCATGGCTCAACAAGTCACACCGCTTTCTGCTCCTACACAACGCCCAAATGAGCCTGTCACAACAGGCAGTCCAATGGGTGCTGGTGCAGGACCAGAAGCCATTGGTATCCAACCAGGTCAAATGACTCAGGGTGGACAATCAGCAAAGAACCTCGTGCAAGCACTTGCCGCAAACAAAGATGCTTCCCCTGAATTACAGGCACTTGCTAGCAAACTAGGAAAGTAATACATGGCTATTACACCTCAACCGCCTGTACAGCCAACCACACAAGCAAATATTGGTGCTGGCCCAAATATTGATTTTGCTAACGACGCCGTAAAAGGCAATCAAGAATTTTTTACTGCTTCTCCAACACTTGGCGCAGAAGCGTTGCAGTCTGGCAATCAACAAACAGTTAACACGCTTGCAGCAGTCAATCACTTTGTGTCACATGCGCAAGCAATTGATGACCATATTGCTACATACAATTCCAATGTATGGTTTAAAAATGCGTTAAAATCTACACCAGATGTAGCAAACGCAGTTATTGCAAATGCCTTTGATAAAATGATGGGTGGGATGAATCAGTGAGTGTTACTCAACCGCTTCCACCGACAGCACCACAACAGCCGCAATCTAATGGCGGTGGATTTTTTGGCTTTTTAAAAAGCATTCCTAGCGATATTAGCAAGGGCGTATCTGATATTCCAGTAGTTGGCAAAGCCGTTGGCACGGCGTTGTCATGGGCTAATAAGCCATTGCAGGAAGTTGAATCAGACTACAAGTTTATTCACAGCATGTTTGTGGATCATGGCATCGGTTCTGGCATCTTAAGCACAATTGGTGTGCTTGGCGGCGGAGCAATTGGTTCTTTTCTTGGACCTGAAGGTACAGCGCTAGGCGCTGCCGCAGGTGCTGCATTAACCCGCAATATTCTTGGCCGTGTTGTTCCAGCCTACAAAGATTCTTTTGACAAATCAAACGACCCAAATTACCTTGTGTCTTTTGGTCGTGATTTGTCTCATGGGCTTTCACACATTCCTGGTCTTGGCACACTTGCCAATACTGATACTGGTGTAGGTCAAATTGTTTCTGGTATTTCAGATGCTTCTTTTGATTTTGCTGCAGATCCGCTAGGCAAACTTGGCAAGGTCGGCGCACAACTTAAGGCTGGCGACCATCTTGCTGTTGTTAAGCAAACCGATGATGCTGGCAACATTATTAAAGATACTAACGGCATTCCGCTTACCAAATTGGATCCTGTTACTAATCAACCAATTATCCGCAACACATTGCCTTTTGCTACAAACGCAAGTGGTTTAAGCGCTTTTCTTACCAATAAAGTTTCTAGCAAAATTATTACCGCTGACCAATACGATAAATATATGGATCCATCAAATCCATTTTCTCGTGCGCAACGCTCAGCCCGTGAAGATATTGTAAATATTGCCACAAATAACACCCCGCAAAAAGCGGCTGGTATTATTGAGATGAAATACGGCGCACCAAACCAATGGTCAAGACCATTTGTTAAGGCTTTGGCTACAGTTAAAAGCGAAACTGAATTTGACCAATTGGCAAAGCAATCGCTTTTCTCTAAAGAATTTGCTGACAAATCTACACAAGCACTTGGTGCTTTGCAGTTGCCTTCTCGTACAATGGCTAAAGCCCTTAACGAAAAATGGGGTTTAGATCGTATTCGCAACAGCGAGCAAGCAACAAACTATAACGATCAAGTTAACTTGCTATTGCCTCGTAAAAGCGCTGTTATGGAACCGCAGGTTGATGCCGACGGCAATCCGATCATTGACCCAAATACTGGTCAACAGCAAATGGCTCCTAAGTTTAGATCTGTTGTTGACAAAACAACTGGCGAAATTAAGCAAGAGCAAATGTGGAAAATCAATGCTCCTGCGTTGTTTAAGCCTGGTAATAGCGCTGTAATGAATGCCCTTGCTGGCAAGGTTCGTACCTTTACCAACAAGCGTGCAATGTCTTACGATACTGAAGCCAATGCGTTATCTACTGAAAAGTTTGATCCAGCAGATCCACGTGCTGCTACCACCGCGTATCAGATTGCTTCATACGCGTTACCACACAAACTTGCCGTAGAACATGCTGGAGCCATGATCTTTGCTCCAGATGATACTGCTCGTCTTGCCCTTATGCACAGCCTTAATCAAGAAGTTCTCAAGAACTTTGGTTTGGCCGATGCTCAAGCATCTAAACTTTTTTCTGAACTTAAAGACGCCAGTATTAGCGCAAGTTCAGATCATTCTGTTTACTACACAGTAAACGGCGTAGACGGTGGCGCTGTAGATATTAAGCCAGAATATGGCGATACACCACGATCAATGGCTGTTGTGCCTGCACAGCGCTATCAAGGCTCGCTTATTGACCTTAAGGCTACCCGTACAGCACTGCGTAATGCCAAGGCTTACGGCGCTTTGTACAACCCAATTGATGATGGATTTACGCATTACACAAACGTAATCTTTGCACCTTTAACATTGCTTTCAACAGCATTTGGTTTGCGCGTATCTTCTGGTGAAGCGTTACAACAAATTATGCGTCGTGGTTTGGCTAGTTACATTGGCAACGTAATTACCAATACAACAAACAACCTTTCTCGCAAATATATGGATTACCATACCGAGAAGTTTAATCAAGGTCTTACCGAAACTGACAAAGATGCTTTTGAAAAAGAACAGGAAACAGGTAAGCCTGTTCCAATTACTTCTAACGAAGTAACCAAAGAACTTGATGCTCAAGAAAGCAGAATGAAGCAACTTGCCAAGGCTATTGATAGCAAGCAGTCTTGGAACAATATGGCCAATTCTGTTGTTGCTGGTCGTTATCGCTTTATGCCAGTTGGCTGGGTAGCCAACAAGTTTAAAGAATCAAACCTTCTTCCGTATTTTGTTCGTGACAAAATTAACGCAATTGTTGAGCGTGAAGATGTGCTTGGCACTGGCCCTACGCCAGCCGTAAGCGGTGCGCACAACTCAAACGTTAGCCAAGAATTATGCGCTAAAGACAATGTTGACCTATTTGCTAAAACCAAGGGTCATGGATCTGTGCCTGGCGAGGAACTTGCTGGACTAACATCGCAAGATCCTAACTTTCATTTTTACTATGCTCGCAACATCAACGATGCTGTTGATGACGAAGCGTCAAGAATCATTGCTCGTGATTATCTCAACCGTATGACAAATCCAGCATTTGCTGCTTTGCCAGCAGAACAACGATTTGCTCAACTTGTTGATGCGCAGGCTGCTCGTATTAAAGATCCTGCAATGTTTCAAAATCTACGCAGTTCTATGGATGGTTACACAAAAGCCGTTCCAGAATCTTTTGCAAAGGCTCAAGTTGAACATTTGCAAGGACTTGTAAGCGGTGCCGATGGTACCATCCAAAATGGCATTCTTAGCCGTATTGCCAACAACAAGCCAGTAACTGAAAAAGAAATAAAGCAGTTGCCACAAGCATCGTTGCCTATCAAGGTTCTTGGTAAGCGTCATATGCCTTCTATTGCAGATTCTATGCGCCGCGTAGAAGAATTTGGTTATCGCAAATTCGTTACACCTGTGATGGATTATATTTCTCGTCAGCCTATATTTAACGACTTTTACTTTCGTCGTCGTGTTGAAAATCAACCATTGGTTGATATGGGCTTGATGAGTAAAGAAGAAGCAGTACGCATGTCTGCTACTCAGGCTACACGAGATATGATTCCGTGCATTCACAGCCCTGCTATTCGTAGCCAATGGGCAATTATGCACCGCAACATCTTTCCGTTTTACTTTGCTCAAGAGCAGGCTTTGCGTCGTACGGGCAATTTGATTATGACAAACCCACAGGCGTTTCGTGATTATCAGATGATCCAGCAAGGCATGAACAACCCTGGCTTTGTACATACAGATCCAAACGGACAGAAGTACATTGTTTACCCAATCTTGGGTGAATTTGGCAATGCGCTTTCTCGTGGCTTAAATGCCCTTGGCATGACTCAGTTTACAGGTTTGCCAGAATCTATTACTGGTAACACAGCATCCTTGTTATCTGTATTGCCAGAAATTAAAACACCTGGCGTTAGCCCATTTATCAACTTGGGATTAAACCAAATATCTAAGATGTTCCCATGGACTGATAAGGCTGTTAATCTTGCAAATGGTGGTTATCCAGCGCAAAACATTATTGACACAATTATGCCTAACTCAACCATGCGCGATATTTTCAATGCGCTAAATTTTGACGAGCGTGAGTCAACTGTTTACAATTCTAAGTTGTCAGCAATTGCTGCCGCTTATTATCATGGTGATTTGCCAGAAAACTACACATCATTGCCACCTTATCAGCAAGCGCAGATTTTGGGCAAGATCCAAGACAATGCCAAGTCTAACTTGCTTATCAAAGGTTTGTTCTCGTTCTTCTTGCCATTGGCTCCAACGGTAAGCAATGACTATTATGACAAGAACCTACAAACACTACGCTCTGATTACCTTAGCCTGTTGAATCAAACCGATCCAACCACAGGCCAGAAGTACACGGCGGCTAGTGCGTTAAATAAGTTTATTGAGCAAACTGGTTCGCCAAGCAATCCAAACAGGGCTTTGGGTTACACATTAGCCCGCAGCCAAAATGGCACAAGCGGGGCATATGTACCGTTGGCTGACAGCACATTAAACTTTATTAACAGCAATGGGGCTTTGCTTAACAACCCTGCATATTCTAGCGCTGCACCATACCTTATCCCACAGGTAGCAGACGGCAAAGATGCGCTTGCAGTTGAGAATAAACTTTTGCTTGACCATTTTCGCTCAAAGGTAACATCAACAGATTTTCTTAATTCTTTGTATGTCAAGCAAGGATGGCAAGATTTAGCGCAAGATTATACTGATTATCAAAATGCTTTAACTGCTGCTCGCAAGGCTGGCAACCGTCAAGCCGAATATCAAATGGGCCAAGTGTGGAAACAAATCACAACAGATTATGGTCAAAGCAATCCAATCTGGTTTGCAGACTATAACAATCCAACACGCCCAATTCAATCAGCAAAAGTTATTGGTCAATTTGAAGCAATGAATAAAAAAGGTTTAATTCCAAATACTGATGAAGGTAGCGGAATTAAAGAATTGCTTGCAAGTTATCAGGATTATCATGCTGGTTTATTGGCCAACACAATCAATGGTACACATCTACCAGGTTATTCAAATCTTCAAGATGCTTGGTACACATACCTTGACAACTTGGCTGCAGCAAATCCAAAGTTGCAAAGCGTTATTACAAGCGTATTTAGAAGGGCAGCATAATGAGTACTACAACATCTAGTAGCACCACCACAGTGCCAACAAGTCAATTTAATGCTCTTTTGTCGCAAGCCCAAGGTGGCGCTGGCAATATTTATGCCAACATGGTTACAAAAACCAATACCACTTCTACAACACAAACATCACCTCAAGATATTGAGGGACTTGTAAACGCTACAATGCAATCACTTCTTGGCCGTAATGCCACACCGCAAGAAATTCAAACCTATGGTCAAGAATTGCTTGCTGCTGAGCGACAAAATTTTGGCACATTTAATGAAACAACCACCTATGGACCAACAGGTAAGCGTGCTGACATTACTGGCGGACAAGTAAGTTCTGGTGTAGATCCACAAACATTCTTGCAAACCATTATTCAAAACACTGGTGAAGCAAGGCAATATTATGCCATCAATAACTACATGGGTGCTTTACAATCCCTGACCGACCAATACAGAGGACCAATGTAATGGCTACTGATAAACAATCACAATACAATCAACTTGCTTGGGAACTTGAACAGTTAAAGCAAGAGTATTATAATCAAGGTGGCACTGGTCAAATTGGCGGCGGCAATCTTCTTGCCGAAATGGAATTTAAACAAGGTTCTGGTGATGTACTTGCTCAGATCCAAAAAATTCAGTCTCAAATGGCAAAGATGGAGCCTAGCCTACCTGGCAACCCACAGGATTATATTCAGGCTCCAATCAATGTTCAGAATTATTCTGATGAATTGACATCGCTTCTTAACAGCGGTGTGCCACAAACAGACCCTCGCGCACAGGCTTTAATTGCTGACATTAAACAACAAAATGCTTTGATTAAGCAACAGCAAGATTACAACACTCAATTGCAATCATTGCATGGTAGCGCACAAGATTACATCAAGTCTCAAAAAGGTCTTCAGGCTACAGAGCAATCTACCGATCAGCAAATTGCGTCTTTAGAAAAGCAAATAACTAAATTACAAAATCAAAAAGTTGTAGATGCTGCCAACGGCAAAGATACATCTGCCATTGATAAGCAAATTTCTTCTTTGCAAGCACAAAATCAGAAAGCGCAAGTACAGTACTTTAATGCTAAATCTGAATTAACCCCACTAGGTGCAGAAGCGGCAGCAAATTCTGCCAATGCTTTAGAGCAAAGCCAAGTTCGCAATCGTACTGCCGAACAAATTACTGGCGTTGCAACACCGCCTAAAACTAAGTCTGATGCAGGTGCTGGCGCGGGTGCTGGTGGTGGCGCAGGTGCTGGATCTTCAGGTGCGGGTGCTGGCGGTAGCACAAGCGATACTGGCTTTAATCAACTTGACCAATATGGTCAACCAATCTTTACAAAAGTAAATCAAACTGGCCCAGAAAGCCTTACGCCAGTTTCGCCAATGGATGCCACAGCAAGTGGACCTTTAACCGTTAATGACCAGTTGGCAAAATTGGCAAAACAATACGGTGCATTTGGTGCCATGGCACTTGCTAATCCTTGGATGCTTAACATTCTCAACGAATCTGTTAACGCTAAAGGCGGAGCATTACCAACTCAAGCATTTATTGACAAGATCCAAGCAGACCCACGTTGGGCGCAAATGGGTCAAAGCATGCAAAAAGCCAATGAAGATTTTTATGGCAGCGGCGGAGCAGCATGGTATACCCAATATGATGCTACTTGGAAAGCAATGTATAACAGCGCTGTTTCGCAAGGTCTTGACCCATCGGCTCTTGGCCCAGAACTTAAGCCTTCAGATACAGCAGGTATTACAGCAGCGTTTAAAGATACTAATAATCCAGTAACAACATTGCTTAATACTTATTATGATGACCCACAAACTTTAACAGCAAATCTTGATAAATTTGTTGCAACACATGCCAAGATTGCTTACAATCCTGCCAGCGGTACGCCACAAGGCGCAATTGCTGCAAATATTTCAAACTTAAAAAGCACATTGGCTGATTATGGAATGTCTGGCACATACACAGATGCTCAATTGCAAGACTATGCTCAAAAGATTCAGGGCGGCATTTCAGGATATGATTTAGATAGTTTCAAGGCTCAACAACAACAAAACGCTATCAACACATATAAGCCATTTGCAGAACAACTAAAAAGCGGACAAACTGTTTCTCAGATTGCAGCACCGTATATGACAACACTTACTGGTCTGCTTGAAGTGCAACCTAGCGATGTAACGCTTGGCTCAAATACTGGATATGGCAAGATTATATCTGACGCTTTGCGTGGCGATGCAAACGGAAATGTTATTGATCCGCTTTCCTTTGCCAATACTGTTCGCCAGCAACCACAGTGGCTTAATACTAAGAATGCTCAATCAACATTGCTTGGCAATGCTAACGCGATTATTCAGAAGATGGGACTTGGTTAATGGCTAGCGCTAAATTAACAGAAGACAATACAGTGGTGCCTGCTGCCAAAAAAACAACCACAAAATCTACACCAGTGCAGTCTGGTCCACCAGATCCATCGCAGGTAACATTTAACCCAAATGCAACAACTGTTTCTTCTAGTTCGCCTTTAAATTACCTTACTGGAGCAGCATATGCTTCTGAGGTAAAACGCGAACAATCAAATGCTATTCTTGATGCAGCAAAGGCTAAAGTAACAGCAGATGTTGCCGCTGGACTTAATCCAACCACAACCATTACTAATGCTAGCGGAGTAAAAACGCAAGTTGCTGGCCCTACTTCTACAACACCATCAGGTGGCGCAACCAGCGGTTCTAATCTTACTAGCGGAACAAATCTTACAAGCCCTGTAAGTCCTACAGGCCCTACAGGCCCTACAGCGGCGCAAGCAAATGCTGCCGCTCAGGCAACAGCACTTCTTGAAAGTTATGGTTTAGGTTCAGGCGTTGGCGCAGGTATTACTTCGCTTGCTCAGGCTGGTCTTGATTCAACAACCATTACCAGTATTTTGGATAGTCCAGATCCTATGACTGCTATTAACGGTTTAGGATTGCAAGGCACGCAATTGTCTAGCGCAACAAACCTTGTTTCTCAATGGCAACAGCGTTTTGTTGGCAACCAAGCCCGTATTGCCGCTGGTCTTACTCCGCTTGATCCTGCTACATATATTGCTAATGAGCAGTCATACAAGCAGGTTATGACAATGGCTGGCATTCCAAATAACAGCCCGTTGATGCAAACATCCTATCTTGGCAACCTTATTGGTGCAGATGTTTCTCCAGCAGAAGTTAAACAGCGTGTAGATGCTGCAACTGCTGCAGTGCAAAATGAAGATCCAGCGGTTATTTCTCAATTGCAATCGCAGTTTGGTCTTAGCCAATCAACCATTGTTTCGCACCTTCTTGATCCACAAGTATCTGCGCCAATTGTTCAACAGGAATATCAAGCAGCAACAATTGCCGCTGAAGCAGCCCGTGCTGGTGTAGCCATTACCGTTGGTAATACAGGTGGTAATACACAGGCTGGTGGATATGTCAACCAAAACGGTTTGCAAATGGGCTTAGCCGCACAAGGCGTTACACAGGCTCAGGCAGCGCAAGGATTTAGAACAATTGCTGAAGAACAGCCAGCACTGCAATCAATCGCTGAGCGATATGGTGCAGGTGTGGCAGGACCAGCAAATGTTGGTCAAGCACTTGTTGCATCCACATTTAATACCACAGGTGCCGCTGCTGCTCAACAGCAGATCAACCGCCTTACAACTGCAGAAACATCCGCCTTTAGCGGATCTGCAGGTGCTGCCACAGGCAGCCTTGGCCTACGAGATATTAGCGGCCTAAGTTAAACAAGATCCGTCACTAAAGACCAGCATAGATGACGCGTATTAAGACTGGTAGTAAGAGCCAACACTCCTTCCCCTGGGAAATGTTGAGGCTTACGCAAATCCGACAACGAAAGGGAGTGCCGAAATGGCAAACCAATATCAAGATGATGAAGACGACTTGGATCTGGATACAGAGATTCAGGCAGATGGCCCAGCAAATCTCCGCAAGGCTTTAAAGCGTGCAGAGAAAGAAAAGAAAGAATTGGCTGAGCAACTTGCTTCGATCCAATCCGATCTTCGCAATCGTTCCGTAAAGGAAGTATTGGCAACGAAAGGTGTACCTGACAAGGTAGCCAAGTTTATTCCTGGCGACGTAAGTACGCCAGAGCAGGTTGACGCATGGCTTACTGAGAATGCCGATGTATTCGGTTTTCAACCAGCAAATGCAGAGTCTGCTCCTACCGATGAAGCGCAGGCAGCAAATCAGGCAGCGTATCAACGCATCAATGCCGCAACCCAAAACGCATCAACACCATCACGCGACGCAGACCTTATGGCCAAAGTCGCAGGTGCAAAGTCAATTGACGAACTGAATGCCCTGACGGGTCAGATCAGCCAGCGTCGTCGGTAGCACTTAACCCATCCAACGCACAAACCTTATAGAAAGAAGGTGACACAATGGCAAACGCATATACAGATACATCGTCTGGCTCGCTTGGTACCTCACTCGTCCAAACAGCCTATGACCGATATGTCGAGTTTGCACTTCGTGCTGTCCCTCTTATCCGCGATGTCGCAGATAAGCGTCCAGTACAACAGGCTATGCCTGGTTCTTCAGTAGTATTCCAGATCTACACAGATCTATCACCAGTTACTTCTGCATTGTCAGAAGACGTTGATCCAGATGCTGTAGCACTTGGAAACACAACACCAGTTACCGTTTCACTCAATGAATACGGTAACGCTTCACTTGCAACACGCAAGTTGGAGTTGTTCAGCCTTTCAGACGTTGATCCTGCAATTGCAGACATCATCGCCTTTAACATGGCTGACTCACTTGATACAACTGTTCTTAACACCCTTGTTGGTGGACCAAACGCAATTGCTAAGGTCAACGGTGCTATCGTTTCAACATACGCTGGTTCATACACCAACGGAACAACACAAGCCTCAATCAAGAATACAGACGTAATCTCAGCAGCAATGGTTCGTACCGCAGTTGCTAAGTTGCGTGCTAACAAGGCTGTCCCACGTCAAGGCGAATACTACTGGTGTGGTATCCACCCAGAAGTTTCATACGACCTACGCTCAGAAACTGGCGCAGGCGGATGGCGTGATGACCATAAGTATTCTGAGAACGGTGCTTCAGAATTCTGGCCAGGTACAATCGGAACATACGAAGGCGCAATGTTTGTTGAGTCTCCTCGTTTGTTCAGCGCTACCGACGGTACAGGTGCTGGTTCATCTTCAGGTACTTTTGGTACTTCTTCATATGTCAACGCTACAGGTGGCGTACGTGTATTCCGTACACTTGTTGCTGGTAAGCAAGCACTTGCAGAAGCAGTTGCCGAAGAACCACACGTTATCTTCGGACCAATTGTTGATAAGTTGATGCGTTTCCGTCCAATCGGTTGGTACGGTGTACTCGGCTGGAGCCGTTACCGTGACGCCGCATTGGTTCGTCTCGAATCAACATCTTCAATCCACAACTCATAATTGAGTAGTTGTTGCCCGCCCTCGCACGTGGGGGCGGGTGGCAACGCCCTTGAAAGGTAGCCATGACATACATCTTTAAACCACCAACGGTGGAAGAAGCACCAGCAGGTTTTAGCCGCTTATTCTGGCGCTTTAGAATTGCTCGTGGCGATAGCATCTTGGTTTACGGCACAGCCATTGTGCGTGAGCGTACGCCAGGTGTAGATGAAACACAGGCAGCAGACTACTGCTATTTGGGTGGACATGAATATGTCATCACCCCAGTCGAATATAACATTCTTGTCAATGGTGGTTATGGCCAGTACATAACCACAACAGCATAGGAGACACAGTGACGCCAGGCAGATACAACATTACCGTTGTCAACGGTACAACCTTTACCCTTGCTCCTATCTGGAATATTAACAACCTTGCAGTTAACCTCACAGGCTATACCGCGGATATGCAAGTACGCGATGTAAGCAACAACCTAATTGTAGAATTATCAACATCCAATGGCAAGGCTGTTGTCAGCCCTGGCCTTGGTCAAGTAACATTTAGTTTAACCGCTGCTCAAACAGAGCCAAATGTATTGCCTGCTGGCAACTACAACTACGCAATTAACTACACAGATACTGCTGGCAATGTTTATCAGATCCTCAACGGCGCATTCACAGTTGTAGCAAGCGTGGTGCAATAATGGCTAGCACAGTCAATAGCATTTCAACAGTCTTAATTCCTACAACAACAAATGTGTACAATGTTGCCATCCAGGAAAACAGAGTTATCGAACTTGGACCAGTCGGTCCACAAGGCATTCAAGGAGCGTCAGGTGCAACAGGAGCAACTGGACCAAGCGTTACAGGCGCCACAGGTGCAACAGGCGTTACAGGTCCTACAGGAAGCCAAGGAAACACAGGACCTATCGGCTCCACAGGAGCGACAGGATCCACAGGTCCTACTGGCCCAACAGGTATTACTGGCGGCACAGGGGCTACTGGATCCACAGGATCAACTGGAGTAACTGGTGCGCAAGGTAATACGGGCAACACTGGCAACACTGGTCCTACTGGCGCTACTGGCAATACTGGTGCGCAAGGGCAAACAGGTCCAACAGGACCTACTGGACTAACAGGTAACACTGGTTCTACAGGCGCACAGGGTAATACAGGACCTACTGGAGCAACAGGACCAACAGGACCTATAGGAGATAAGTACCAAACTTCTTCTACCTCGTCTATCACCCTGCCAGTAAGCGGCACACAAACAGTTACTATTGGAACTGGTTTACAGTATTCGGTTCAACAATCTACAATTGTTGCCAACTCAACATCCGCTTATTTCATTGGTGATGTTGTTTCTTACAATTCTGGCACAGGCGTGCTGACGCTTAATGTCACCAAGACTGTAGGCACTGGTACATTTACTTCATGGACAGTTAACCTTGATGGTGCAGTCGGTGCAATAGGCTTTACAGGCCCTACAGGGCCCACAGGAGCCGCTGGAAACACTGGTGCTACAGGAAATACTGGAGCAGTCGGCAATACAGGCGCACAGGGCAATACAGGCCCTACAGGTCCAACTGGTGCTGTTGGCAATACGGGTGCCACTGGTGCCATCGGTGCTACTGGTAGCACTGGCTCTACTGGATCAACGGGCAGCACGGGTATTACAGGTCCTACAGGACCAACAGGAGCCACAGGCTCTACAGGTAACACTGGAGCGGGAGTAACTGGCGCTACTGGTGCCACAGGTGCAGGCGGAACTATCGCCTACTATGGAAACTTTTACGACACAACAACTCAAGTAAATGCTGGCGCTACAAGCGCTAACCTCATCACAATTAACACCAATGCTGGCTCCAATGGCGTAAGCATCGTATCTGGCAGCCAAATCACATTTGGTTATGCTGGTACTTATGCCATCAACTTGCTCGGTCAATTCATCACCACGGGTGGCGGCAGCAACTATCAAGTTAACGTTTGGTATGCCGTTAACGGCACAGCAGTAACTGAGTCAACAGCAGTCTTTACAACCGCTGGTGTAAACAACCAAGTCCTAGCAAACATTGAAGATCTTGTTACGGTCAACGCTGGAGATTACATCCAGTTTTACTGGTCTTCACAAAATACTTATATGGAGTTACTCTCTGTAGCCTCTGGCACATCGCCTACTCGTCCTGCCTCAGCAAGCGTTAATCTGCATGTTGAGCAAGTTACCTACACAATTCTAGGACCGACGGGAGCAACGGGTGCCGCAGGATCTACTGGAGCAACTGGCAGCAATGGCACCACAGGACCAACAGGTCCTTCTGGCAGCAATGGAGCGGCTGGACAAACAGGGGCTACTGGTTCAACGGGACAGACTGGCGCTACAGGAAGTACAGGTGCTACTGGACCTGCCGCAACAGCAAACATCCAAGACATTCTGATGCTTGGCGGAATGTGATACTATAGCGGTATGCCCAAGATTGCAGTCTATGCCATTGCTCTTAATGAAATACTGCATGCCGAAAGATGGGCAAAGGCAGCCGAAGGCGCTGACTATCGAATAGTAGCAGATACAGGATCAACTGATGGCACACAAGAAAAGCTCCGTGAAATGGGTGTTACTGTTCACGATATTAGTGTTAGGCCTTGGCGTTTTGATGTGGCGCGGAACGCGTCTCTTGCGCTCATACCAGCAGATGTAGACATTTGCGTCTTTGTGGATATGGATGAAGTTATCCATAAAAATTTTTTCCAGGAAGTTCGTAAGCAGTGGGACCCAACAGCAGATGCTGGATGGGTAACATTTGATACGGGTAGCAAGTGGCAAAAGGACAAGATCCATACTCGCAACAACTGGCATTGGAAATATCCAATTCATGAGGTAGCAGTTTACTACGGACCTAATGAGCCGAAGTATTGCACCATCAAGAATGCGATCATTAGCCATAAACCAGACAATAACAAATCTCGCGGGCAGTACCTGCCCATGCTTGAGATGTGTGTTAAAGAGTTTCCCCAAGATCCACGCATGTGGACTTACATGGTACGCGAGTACTACTTCTACCGTCGCTGGGATGATGTAGTTGCATCTGCTGAAAAGCGAATGGAACTTGGCGGATGGAATGTAGAAGAGGCTGCCACCTGTCGGTGGGCTGCTGAAGCATGTCACCATCAAGGTAAAGCTGAAGAGGCAACTAAATGGGCTGAGCGTGGCGCTCATATACTACCCAACGAAGGTGAGCCTTGGTTTTCAGTTGCGCTAGACGCTTATCGTAACAAGCGTTGGCAACAATGCTTAGATGCTTCCATCAAGGCCATTGAGTGTCATCGTAGCGTTCACTATTGCTACGACTCATCGGTATGGGATTGGAAAGCCTACGACCTAGCCAGCATATCCTCATGGGAATTGGGCTTTATCGATGAGGCGATTACCTTTGCCAATGCCGCATCTAAAGCCAACGGCGAAGAAAATGATCGCATACTGCGTAACCTTAAATTTTTTAGACAAGCCAAGGAGAAACATGGCACTCGGAGATAACTGTCGTTCAGGATGCTTACTTAAAAACCACGAAACTTACGCTGAATGCCTACAAGATGCAGGTATTCAAATCAACTCTGGTGATGCTAATAGCAACAAGACCATGACCAAGAAGCGCTGGGATGCAGAACTTAATGCCTATGACAAGGCACGCAAGCAAGGCATTCAACCAGCAGGCACAACTATGAAGGCTGTTGCCGAGTCACTGGAAGCAAGTGACAAATTAGGCAAACCTTTCGACGCTGGCTCAATGCCAGCAGCTAAGAAAATTACCAAGCAGTCAGCGAAGGTAATGAACGAAATAGGAGCAATCTAATGGCAGCAGCTAAAAAGGGTATGGGCTTTGCAGCCGCCCAAAAGCAAATCGCTAAAAAGTCTGGCGTATCTATGAAGAGCGCAGGAGCAATTCTTGCTTCTTCTACTCGTAACGCTAGCCCAGCAGCAAAGAAGAAAAATCCAAACCTCAAGAAAGTCAAGGGCTAATTATGTGCATGTCATGCGGATGCAATAACAACGCAGTTAAAGTTCCAGCAACTGAGAAGCTAGACGGCAAGCCAAACCTAGATCCAAAGGGTGGCTATGCGGGTGTTGGCGGTACAGTCAAATGGCCAACAAAGTAAATAAAGGCAACGCCAAACAAGCAATATCAGATTCAATCACCATTGGTGGACAAAAGCACACAATTGTTAGAGCCACCAATGGCGATATTGTCGTGAACCATCCTGGTTCTAAAAAGACAACATTTAAGAAAATTGATCTGACTAAAAAAGCAGATGTAAAAACTGTAGCTGCTGGCGTAGCAGCAGTAAAAAAATGGCATAAAAACCATCCAGCGAAAGGCAAGTAAATGGCAGTTGACGATGGCAAACCAGTTGTATGGCATTTAAACCGTTTGGCAGGAACTATCGTCAATTCAGTTCCCCAATGGGATGTTAACGGCGCTGCCGTTCAATGGGCCAATAGAGTAATTCCTGGGCACAACGCCACTCGCGGCATTGATGCTCTCAACCTTATCTATGCTTCCCGCAATGGCGGACTTAATCTGCACCTAGATACTCCTGGCGTTCTTAACGCTTTGGCTGGCGTGTACGGTTATGGTGAAGCAGCGGCAGCATCGAGGATCGTTTCATGACATTATTTTCAGACCTTATTGACGAGACAGCGCTTGCGCTTACTGGTTATACAGCCCGTCAAGATCAGGCCACATTCTTAGTAGGTGATCTAGGCGCTACAGATCTTTCCTTTACCGTAGCAGATGGCACAGTCCTCACCCGCGGTATTGTAGAAATTGACGAAGAGTTGATCTGGGTTGACTCATTTGACCGTACAACCAATACAGCAACCATCCCGCCATATGGCCGTGGCTTTAGAGACACTACGCCAATCCCGCACACTGCTGGAACACGCGTCACCATTACACCTTCTTTCCCACGAGCAATGATCCGCAAGGATGTTAACGAGGCAATTGAAGCTGTATACCCAAGCCTCTTTGGCGTGTACTACACAACTTTCCCATTCCTTGCTGCTCGCACAACATACCAGCTTCCCCAGGAAGCAATTGATGCTATCGCAGTATCATGGCAAACAATCGGTCCATCTCTTGAATGGCTACCAGTTCGCCATTATCGCATTGACCGTACTGCTAACCCATTAGTCTGGAACAGCGGAAAGACAATCTCCATCTCTGATGGCATTATCCCAGGTCGCACAGTGCAGGTTGTCTACACTAAAAAGCCTACACAGTTGCAGAATGACAATGATGACTTTACCACCACTGGCTTGCCAGAGTCAGCCCGTGAAGTAATTATCCTTGGCGCTGCCTATCGTTCAGCAGCCTATGTCGACATGGGTCGTATCCCAGCAATCTCTGCTGAAGCAGGCGCTCAGGATCAGTCCAACCCAGTTGGATCTGCTACCAACATGAGCCGTTATTTTTATCAGATGTACCAGCAACGCCTAGCAGTAGAAGTAGCGCGTCAGGCTGAACAGTACCCACCACGCACCCACTATAGTCGATAAGGCAGGCAGATGGCTGTTAATAGATATTACTCCGCTACTGCGCAAGATACAACGGTTGCCAGTTCAATTAATGGAAGCGCTGGAAGCGTTATCGTTAGCAACCTTGTTGGCTACCCAAGCAGCACGCCTTACATTGTAGCTCTTGATTACAACACATCTTCTGAAGAACTTGTACAGGTAAATGCGGTGACGGGCACAGGCCCTTACACCCTCAGCATTACCCGTGGCTTTAATAGCACCAGCCCTACCAACCACAATGTAGGAGCAGTTGTTCGCCACGTTATTACTGCACAGGATATGACAGAAGCGCAACAGCATATCGCTGCTACAAGCAATGTCCACGGGGTAGCAGACACTATCGCTGGCGTAAGCGATGTAATCAATTTTTCACTTTTAACAATGGGTGGATGACCCAATTACCAAGAAAAGGAAGATAAATGGCAACAGCATATAAGGTACTTGGGCAGGCGGTGCCAGCATCTACAACAGCTGCGGGTGCTTCGTCTAACCTCACTACCCTCTACACCCCATCTGGAACAGCGGCAGCTGTAGTATCCACAATTTCTATTTGTAACCAAGCAACCACACCTCAGACATATCGTGTCTCAGTCCGTGTGGCAGGTGCTTCAGATACTCCTAAGCAGTACATTGCCTACGATGTTCTTCTTGGTAGTGACGCTACAGACACATTGACCCTTGGCATTACCCTTGCCAACACCGACATTATCTCAATTGCTGCGTCAAGCACATCAGTTTCCTTTAACGCTTTCGGATCGGAAATTTCTTAATATGTCAGTTAACCGTCACCCAAATACACAGGGTGTAACCATCAAGCAGTGGCGCTATACGGCCACTGGCGGTGAGACAACCCTTTCAGGTACAGATGGCTTTAGCCAGTCTCTGACCTATACTCCTGGAGCTGAAGAAGTATTTGTCAACGGCGTATTGCTCGTCCGTGGCACAGACTACACAGCTTCTACTGGTACCACTGTGGTACTAAACAATGCCTTGGTAGCAGGCGATATTGCCACTGTCAGCGCACCTTCAGTATTTAACGTAGCCAACTCTATCCCTAGTTCTACAGTAACCGCCAAAGGCGATTTGCTTGTAGCCAATGGATCAGCAAGCCTTACAAACCTTGCTGTCGGCGCTGACGGTACAACACTCGTGGCAAACTCTTCTGCTGGTGGTGGGGTAAGTTGGACAAACCAATTCCTAGCGGGCAAGAATAAGATTATCAATGGTGACTTTGGTATCTGGCAGCGTGGCACATCATTCTCAAACCCAACTGACAACACCTACACGGCTGATCGTTTCACCATTTACGGCAACGGCTCTGGTTGGACTAAGACAGTTAGCCAACAAACCTTTACGCCGGGAACTGCGCCCGTAACAGGCTACGAATCTGCTTACTTTTACCGCTTCAACCAAAGCGTTGCCGGTTCTAGCGCTACCTATTCTGGCGCATATCATCGCGTTGAGGATGTTCGGACTTTTGCTGGTCAAACTGCAACACTTTCAATGTGGCTAAAAGCAGACACCGCCAGAACAGTAAACTTTGCCATCAACCGCAATTATGGCTCAGGTGGTTCTGGAACTGATTACTCAGTTGTAACTGATGCGACTATCAATGTGACGACTTCATGGGCAAGATACACATGGACTTTCTCAATGCCATCTGTATCCGGCAAAACTATTGGAGCAGGTTCTTTTGTAGAGATTGGGTTAAAGTTTCCGCTCAACACAACTCAAACCATTGACACTTGGGGTTGGCAGATTGAATCAGGTTCAGTAGCAACACCGTTCACAACTGCTACTGGAACAGTTCAGGGGGAGTTAGCCGCTTGTCAGAGGTATTACTGGCGTACTGCAAATAATGGCGGCGCTTATCAAATGATTGGCCGAGCAACTGCATTTTCTGGCACACAAGCAGATTTGTTTCTTTCTTTGCCAGTAACAATGAGAACAAGTTATGCAACCATTGATTACAACAGTATTGCTCTAACGCCTTATGCCGGAACTGGAACTATTGCCGTGACTGCGGTTACAGCGCAAACAAGTGATGGCCAGTTGTCCAATGTTCGTTTGACAGTAGGTAGCGGATTATCTGCTGGCGCACTTTATACAGTTTTGTATAATGGTAATTCTTCTGCTTATTTAGGATTAGGTGCTGAACTATAATGGATACAGTTACTTTTATTGATGAAACAGACCCATTTACAAATGCGGTTACAACATTTGCCATCATCGCTCATGCTGACGGGTCTTTTACCTCAATGCTCAAGGCTGATTATGACGCTCAGCAAGCAAATAGCACACTCCCATCCAACTCTTCTACACCACAGGCAGGTGAATAAATGAGTCGCGCACAATTAACCAGCATGACGGCAGACAA